GTTTTGTAGTTGAACCAAAAGTTGGTGTCACCTAGCACAGTAGACATCAAGTAGGTCTACTGTGCCCCGACTTCGTCGGGTCCCTTCGGGCTAGGTGACGGTGTGGGTTTGGGTGCTAATCCAAGTTCCCTCACGGTCTCTAGATTAGCAGGATTCGTGACAAAGTCAACGAATTGTCCAGGGTCGTTATCAAAACGAGCCCTGATGTTTGAATTGAGACCTTCAAAGGTCTCTTGAGCGCGTCGAACTTTGTTCATCGCGGTCTGATAGTCAGTGATTTCATAGAAATCTTCTGGAAGCGCCTGATAAGCGTTACCAATAGGCATTACGCCTTTGGTGTATTGAGAGACGATGCGATTAATATTGCACTCGTCTTTAAATTGTTGTTGTGTTTTCGTTTGATTAAACGAAGAAATAGATGAAGCATTTGAAGCTTCATCTGTATCATAGTTATAAGGTGAACGTATAAACATTTTGTATTACTTTCTCAATGCTTGTACAAGCATTTGAATTACAGGTTGAAGTTCCTTGGACGTGCGTCCAAGATTACTAAGAGATTCAGCAGCTTTAACATCAAAGCTGGCTAATTTAGTTTCCTGAATTAGCTTCTGAATAGTTTGAGCGATTTGAGCTCGGCTTGCGCCTTCAGTCATACCTCGTTCCTGATTTGCAACACCTTGCTGTTGCAACATCCAGGCAGTTTGTTTAAGTATATCTTGTTGAGTATCAAAATTGGTATCGCCTTTAATTTTGGCGATTTCGGCTCCAATTTTTTCAACAGTTGCGTTGATTTGACCAACGTTTGCAGTAGCTTGACCAGCTGATGCATTTGCTTGTGAAGCTTGCGCTTCAAGGAGTTTTCGCTGAGCATCTTTATTTTCAGTGTCAGCGTTGATATTAGCAATTTGTGCGCTATTAAGCGCTGCTTGTGTAAAGTTGCTTCCTGGTGATGAAGCAGTAGAAGTAGGCTGTGATCCAGCCCCTGAAGATACGGAAAGCATAGGATTAATACCCGCTTTTTTCATATCCTCTGTTTGTGTTTGGTATCTAGTTGCATATTGTTGGGCAGAAAACGCCTGAGCGTCTTCTTGCCTTGATTTTGCAAAAAGATTGTCGGCCAAGCCGCCTAATAATGATTCGAGACCCATATTTTTCCCTTCGGGGGGTTATGCGATCCCTTTCGGGATCACACAACCTTAAATTTAGAAATGGTCGATTAAGCCTGGTACAGAGTACAAAGGCATTGGTCTTGCAGTTCTTATCTGAAAGAAAGAATCAAAGATAAATTGTTTTCCGTTTGCCGATGCGCCAATAGCGACGACACGGTCAACAGGAGGTGTATCTTGGATAAAAGTATCAGATAAAGTAGGCAGCGCATTAAATTTTTGCGCTAAGTGCCAAGCATCCAATGTAGTTGGTGCAGTAGACCGGAAATATCCGGTGATTTGAGATGGGTGATATCTATATTCAGCCCATCGTTCTTGGTAACCAAAGACCTGATCATCTGTTGATGTACCAGTAGCGTAGATTTCTTTATTAAGAACCTCTTGTTCGCCTAAATGAGCAAATACAGGGAAATAGAAATCATAGCGAGTTTTGCGGTTCCACATTCTGCGGAGACCTTGTTGATAATTAAGATCGGCGCGAATGGAAACCATTCCGATAATAACGCCGTGTTCCGTAAAGCTTTGAGTAAAACCATGGTTTGAAGCCAGCGCAGTTCCTACGCCGGCAAGATTACCCAATGGGGAAGTACCACCGGTAAGACCTGTACCGCTCGTTTGAGCGACAGGATTGATGATGATAGGAGTTGATCCTCCGCCCAGATATTCTGGTCGTTGGAGACGTGCATCAGGAGATATAACACCGAAGTGTGAACGAATGATTTCGGTATATCGGGTACCTCCGCGAGCATCGCGTTCGAGCAAGCGTTGAACTTGGAAAGATTCACGTAAAGCATTAATAGTAGCAGCAGTAGCTTCAGAAAGATCAGCTTCTAGACCAGTCAGATAAGGCCAAGTAGGATGCGATGGTGATGTACCAGCACCAAACTTCATATCTGTTGAATTATTAAGAGCACCAGCGGATTCAGTAGCGGGCCTAAAAGCACGACCCCAATCAGAATTAGTTTGGATAGTAGAAAAATGACCAGCGCCGTCATTTAAATAAATTGCCTGACCATTAGAACGAACAGGAGCAGTAGTGCCTAAAGGAATAGAAACTGGATCACCTTTTTGTGGCCAAGGCAAAGCAGATGTGAAATAGTCGTGGCGTTTACCACGACGAAGAAGTGTGTAGTCAGAATAAGTATCAGGACCATCGTCAGTAGGTACCGGGACAGAATCTTGCAAATTCTGATCACGGAACCATTGATTCCAAATCAAGTTATAAGCGCGAAGATGCAAAACGCTATGAGAAATTGTTGCAGAAGCCCCAATTTGATTAACAGTAGGCAGGCCCATATAGTCCTGCAAAGTATTAGTTAAATATCCGCCTTCAGGAGAAGTAGACTGCGGAATAATGTAATCAGTAGAATCACCAGGATTATTTTGTTCCCCCATGAATTTCTGCCAATTTTCCCAAATTAGGCGGTTTGGAACAAAAAAGAAGAATGAATCCAAATGAAGATTATCCATTACTGGAAAAAGTGGAGTAGATAGACGTGCAAATGCAGTCATCTTAAGATTAAATGTGTCGCCTGGAAGTACTTCGTCTACATATACAGGTACAAGATAGCCAGCGTCAAAAGTAGTTTTATGTGAAGTTTCGATCGCAAAGCTAGATCGAGGAATATCGGCACGAGGCACCATTGCGAATTTGTGGGTGCTTACCGATTTATTTTTGTGCATTACAGCCATGTTTTTTCCTAAGAAAAAGCCCGGACGTGCCGGGCTTGGTTGAGGTTATACCTGATCCGCATGAATCAGGAGTTTCGGCTGATCGTGGCACACGATCTGAGCCGTGTTGTCATCATACTCGCCTAACTCGTAGAGTGCAAAGTCTTTACGGTGTTTGTGTAGTGGATTGTCATCATTTTCGCGATTTACTTCATCTGTAAATGCGCGGAGGGCTACGCCCTGAGACGGAACGAAATAAGGACGCCCGAAAGCGTCAGCTGCCGAATCACGGACAGAGCAGATAATAAGTTTCATTGTAAGTTCCTTTTAAGTTTTTGAATTTTGGCCATAAGTACAGTTTCCTTAACGGCCAGTCTTTCAGGTGAGGATTCATCTGAATGTTTCAAGGCATTGAGTATACGATTTTGTTTAATAGCTTCGAACTCATAAGGTTCTATCGCATCGTATTTTTTGTCGTAGTAACGAGGTGGTTTAATACGTCGTCCGTCACGAAGCCGGACGGAGTCAGACGGGTAAACGTCTTGGTAGTATTTGTCGAACCAATTTTGTCCAATTCCGGGTTTAAGTGACATTTTGTTGAATTCCGGTTTGACGTATATACGCTCGCCGGATTCAGGATCAGTTCCCCGGTAGTAGATTTCTCGATAAGGTTCTCCGGTTTTTGGATTGATATCTTGTATGCGTCCAGTAGCTTTTTGAGTGACGTAGCGGGCCACGTAAGCAGCGGATGTTTCCGTCGCGGTGCCGACGGTGGAGTGTCCAAAAGGCCAGAGGCTTTCCAAGTGTGGCGAACGATAGACGATGTCTCCGTTGTGGTTGACTTTGTGTTCATATTTATCCTTGAAGTCATAGTTAAAGAGTATGGCGTGAAAATGAGGCCGTTTGAATTCGTCCCCATATTCTCCGCACATATAGAAACGGATGTTTTGATTTTGGTTGGCTTTACGCAACCTTTTCATGAACTTTTGAAAATGTTCATAATGAAGATCTCCGTTTTTAGGAAGATGTTCTGGTGCATAAGTAAGAGTAATGAAACAGTTTTTTTCGAATTGTGATGCCTCATGCATACATCTAACCGCCCACATTCTGGATCGGTCTATTCGGCAACCCATGCATTGACCGCATGGTAGTTTCATTGGATCACCCTCGCCCGAGCGAGGATTGAATTTAATGTTTCCGTCTTCGGTTTTCACCGCAGACAGAGGGTAATAACAAGGCATATATCCTTTCAGCCCCTTTCGGGGCATGGATTTTTGATCAATTAGAAGCGGAAGCCACCACGCATAGGGTTACTACGCATGTTAGCCGCGGCCGTTGTTTTAATATTGTGTTTAAAGCGCTTTGCGCTTTTGTGTTTGGAAACGCCGTGGCGTGAAAGAGGTTTCATTTTTCAAATTTCCTTTGTTTTGTAGTTGAACCAAAAGGGTTTGGTGTCACCTAGCACAGTAGACATCAAGTAGGTCTACTGTGCCCCGACTTCGTCGGGTCCCTTCGGGCTAGGTGACGGTGTGGGTTTGGATGCTAATCCAAGATCCCTCACGGCATCTAGGTTAGCAGGATTCGTGACAAAGTCAACGAATTGTGCAGGGTCGTTATCGAAACGAGCCCTAATATTTGAATTGAGACCATCAAAGGTCTCTTGAGCGCGTCGAACTTTGTTCATCGCGGTCTGATAGTCAGTGATTTCGTAAAAATCTTCTGGAAGCGCCTGGTAGGCGTTACCAATAGGCATTACGCCTTTGGTGTATTGAGAGACGATGCGATTAATATTGCACTCGTCTTTGAATTGTTGTTGTGTTTTCGTTTGATTAAACGAAGAAATAGATGAAGCATTTGAAGCTTCATCTGTATCGTAGTTATAAGGTGAACGTATAAACATTTTGTATTACTTTCGAAGAAATACGCGGAGCATATCCACGATTGGTTTAAGTTGCTGGGAAGTCCTTCCCAGATTGTCTAAGGCTTTGGCAGCATCTATATCAAGATTTGCCAAGCCAGTTTTTGCAATAACTTCTAAAGCTTGTTGCTTTATCAGTTCTTGTTTACCACTTTCAGTAAGTTGGTATTGTTTAGCAAGCTGAGCTTGCTGATATAAATATTCGGTTGCTTCCCGAATTTTTTGATTTTCATCTTTTGTGTTTTGAATTTGTGCAATGACATGATTTGTATCAGCCATTGCCTTGCCAATTTGCTGGGTTGTTAACCCAGCTTGAGCAAGTGTTTGATTATAAGTAGCCTCGGCCTGAGGGCCTGCGAATTGTTCAGCTGCGCTAGCGCGAGCATTCATTTCACGAGTTTGAGCTTTAATAAGATCAATTTGCGCATTTTGCATTTGCGCTTGTGTGAAATTACTGCCTGGTGAAGCGGCAGATGATGTGGGCTGAGAACCAGCCCCTGAAGATACAGAAAGCATAGGGTTAATACCAGCTTTTTTCATATCCTCAGTTTGAGTTTGATAACGCGTTGCGTATTGTTGAGCAGAAAAGGCTTGTGCGTCATCCTGACGCGATTGTGCGAATAGGTTATCCATTAATGGAGCACCCATTCCCTTAAATGCAGATGTTATAGAACCAAGTAATTCGCCAAGCATATTTTTCCCTTCGGGGGGTTATGCGATCCCTTTCGGGATCACACAACCTTAATTTTAGAAGTGATCGATTAAGCCTGGTACAGAGTACAAAGGCATTGGTCGGGCAGTTCTTATCTGAAAGAAAGAATCAAAGATAAATTGTTTTCCGTTTGCCGATGCGCCAATAGCGACGACACGGTCAACGGGAGGAGTATCTTGAATAAACGTATCAGATAAAGTAGGCAGCGCAGTAAATTTTTGCGCTAAGTGCCATGCATCCAATGTAGTTGGTGCAGTAGACCGGAAATATCCGGTAATTTGAGATGGGTGATATCTATATTCAGCCCATCGTTCCTGGTAACCAAAGACCTGATCGTCTGTTGAAGTACCAGTAGCGTAGATTTCTTTATTAAGAACCTCTTGTTCGCCTAAATGAGCGAATACAGGGAAATAGAAATCATAACGAGTTTTGCGGTTCCACATTCTGCGGAGACCTTGTTGGTAATTAAGATCGGCGCGAATGGAAACCATTCCGATAATAACGCCGTGTTCCGTAAAGCTTTGAGTAAAACCATGGTTTGAAGCCAGCGCAGTTCCTACGCCGGCAAGATTACCCAATGGGGAAGTACCACCGGTAAGACCTGTACCGCTCGTTTGAGCGACAGGATTGATGATGATAGGAGTTGATCCTCCGCCCAGATATTCTGGTCGTTGGA